AATCAATTACGGTTAAGTTTTTTCATTTCGGGTGAAGATGAAAAGAAGGATGGTCATGAATGATGAAAACTAAGGATGAGTGTTCTCATCATACAAAACGGGGGGTGATATCAAGAAGCGAAAAGCGAAGTCATTACCAATTGCATGAAAAGCAGAAATGTTAACATGGTCATCGGTAAAGGCTCCAGGAAAAGATGAACACTGAAGTTGGATATAACCGGGTGTGTATATACCATCACGAAAAGCACCTCCTACATCTTGATTGCACAAATTTTGCGCGTACAAGGAATAGAAGGGCAATTCGAGTTCTTGAGCTGTATCTTGTGGTGCATTAGTAATCACAACGGGGTAAGCGCTATAATTACCAGTTGAAGTGGGTTCTTGATCGGGTTCATCATTAAAGAAGAAGGATGTGGCCATTTGCAAAGAACGGGTTCGGTCTGTCACAGGGACAAACTTCCACCGGATGCTGCCTGACCATAACGCGTATAACCGCGCCATTAGCGTAGAAAAAGATTTTGAGGCTTGAGGTGTATTTGTAACGAAATTTGCTGCATAGAAAAGATCCGGATGCGCTCCAAAAGAGGAACGCGATTGGACGATACCAGTTCTATTTGGGTCAGCTGTCAACGTCTGCGAAGTTTGGTACAACGCATAACGTCGAGCTAAATCTCGCACATCATAAACTTCTTCGCCAAAATAATTTGGTGTGTTAATTTGGGTACGGGTTTTAATGATAGGAACTGAAGGTTGGGTCTCACGGAGGATGATGTCATCTCCTCCGTTCGTCACAACTTCAGTTGGTGAGGGTAAGTCTTCAAGAAAATGAGTCGAATCTCGAATACGTGGTCCATAGAATTTAAAGCCAGGAGCTGCAGAGACCCAGCCATTGAACGGAACGTTCGCGGGCATGTTCTCTGCAACTGTTAGAGGTGATAGTACCAGAATACGTAAATATCCTAGCACATCAATATCTGAAGCGGGGGGGATCTGAACCCATTCGGTCGGCACACATCGCTTTCGCGGTGTGGACGAGACGAACGGGATAGAAAAAGAAACCTTTTTCGATTCTCGCAAATCGAAAACTAAATTTGGATTGTTGGAATAATCAGAAACAGTGGCACCAACCCCTGCTAAGGGGGTAGTGACACCATTTGGTTCAAAGACAAACATAAGTCTGCCAGAATGAAACTGTGTAGCTGCAAAATCAAAAGTGAAGGTTATTCCTCCGCGCCAAAACTCGTGCATTGACGCGAAGTATGAGAGAAAGGTCGGTGTCTGTTTGATCCATGGGAAGGTTGTAGGGTCAGGCTCCAGACTGAAGGGAGTATAAGCACACAACCCCGGTATAACCGGGATGGTGGCTATAATCGAATCTTCAGCTGAAGTAGTAGTCCATAAAAATCGGTTAAAAATCATTGGTTTAGTAATGATATTTTCAATTTTCATATCGGATTCGGGTGCGGTGGAGAAGTCGGTGATTGTGTATGATCCATCTTGAGTTGCGCCGAGTCGCACGGCTTGATCGAGACCAAGCATGTGACAAGGAGCAGAAATGGTTGCTAGGCAGTTCCCCTGCCTGGAATCTATATTGGCCGGTCTGTCGAGAGAAAAGAAATCTTTCGCTCGCGACAACAGGCCAGATATATTTCCAGACTTGAGATCTGCCACAGCACCTGTTGCAGTTTTAGCAACACCTCCGACAGTTCCTACTATATCTTTTAAATTGATATTAGTAGTAACTTCGGAAGAGCTGCTAAAAGCAACAGTATGAGGACGCATCGGGACATGAAGATCGATATCGGCTGCTGAAACGAAGACATTAGCTGTGATAGGGTCAGTGCCTCCGGTAGATGTTTGTAAACCATTCAACACAAAGAATTCAAGTCGCCCCATAGGAGGAGCAACCTCTGGTGAATTCGTCGTGAGGTACGTTAGGATATGTTCAAAGGGTACGTTAATTTCGGCTGAATTTGAATCGCCAGCATCCAGAATTACATGAGGTAATCCAGACGCGGCAATCGCATTCAGGCCTCGATTAAGGCCAGTTGTTAAAACGTCAAAGGGAGAGTAGGCGACCATTAACTTTCCACTGTGAAACTTCGTTGTGTTTAAAACAACTCGGAATCTCAGAGAAAGTTTCATGAACGCATACGTTTGGAGTAGCTGTCGATGTATAGTAGGAAGAGAATTAAGTACGTCGGGAACGCTAAGAGAAGATAACAAAGTATCATCACTGTCTGCGGTTGCCCACAGAAAGGATAATAACTTTATTGGCTGCTTTAGCACATCGTGGTGGGAAAATTCATCCTCCGCCATTGACTCGGAACTTGGTAAGGCATTGCTGCCATCCAAATATCCGGTAGCGGTGGGTATGGTTCGTTGATCTACTGTAGTTTGTTGTTCTACTGAAGTTTCGCTCAATTGCTCGGCGACTTCGGTAGTG